ATAGTTGTATCCCCAAGCCTATCTGTCAAACTAGTCAAGTTACTTGCAAAAGAAGTTTTTAAGGTTTTTTGATCTTGCAGTTCATAGTCAGACTCGTCAAAAGTAATTTTTCCAGATTGGAATAAAAATCCAGAAATATAAATCATTGAATCAAATTCGCCTGTCAAATTTGCACGTTGTATTTTTTCGTTTCCAATAAATCCACAAAGTATTTTATTTTTGTCTGTAGCTTTTAGATTAAAAGACTGAGTAAATGGACTAAATATTTTTGAAATATCAGTAAGGTCCTTAGCCGTTAATTTAAAATTGATAAGTTCCGTTGGCTCTACGTCTAGTAAATAAAAATTATTGTCAGTGTGCTTGATGTATATCTGAATCATGCTACAAGATATTATTTATAAAGTTGTTTGTCTCTTCAAATTCAAGCGCGTAAGATATAGAACTTTTTTCATTTAATCTAGTCTTTATAGTAAAATCATTTCCAACAAATCTAACAGGAATCTGAGTAAATTTACTGTAAAATCCTAAATTATCAAGCGTTACAACGTCACTATCTACCGTGATTACTGTGTTGTCAACTGTTACGATAGTACTGTCTACAGTAATTCCTGTCTCAACATCTGTAAAAACGTCGTCACCAAAGATAATTAGATATATTTTCGAGCTACTTTTCAACTCGCGTATCTGATAATTATTGCTTTCGTCAATTAATCCACTGTTAATAGCAAACTTTCGAAATCCGGTAGGCGATCCGTTTTGCTTTAAGTGCTGAATCTGACTATTAATCTGTAATGGGTTACGATAAGTACTTGCAAACTCGTCTCTTTTAATAGGTTCTTGCGTTACAAACTTGCCAAAAGGAGTAAAAGTATCCCATAAACCTAATCTATTTATGTACGCTATTAAGCAAGTAACGCCTGTTTGATATTGCCTGTCAGCTGGGCTAACTAAATCCCTAACAATCATGCCGTCAACTCCTATTCCTGAAAAAGAAGATGAAAAATCTGTATCTAAATTAATATTCCATTTGCTATAATTAATTCCTAATGCAAACTTTCTAGCAGTTTCCACGTCATTGTAGCTACTGTAAGGGCCGCCTAATTGTTCAAATGAATAACGATAACCCGAAGTAGCAAAGAAAGATCCTAATTGTTTAACGCTCTCTGTATCTACTTTGTAAACTATGTGAAAGTAAACCCCTTCCCCCGCTGTCGTCGCTCCTGAGGTTGTGTTGTACGCATATTGGGGGTTATTTTTATTGAGGTTAGAACTTGTGATAAATGCTTTTATTTCGTTGTGCAATTCAATTGCAATGTATTTGTCTGCTGGGCTAACTTTTTTTAAATTGTTAAAAACAAGTCGAGGTGTTGCAGGAAGATCAGCAGTCTGAAAACCTCTCCATATATAAACTTCAATTGTAACACTTGCAATGCTTGCATCTGATAGTTCGTTTTGAAAATTAAAATGAACCGGAGACTCTGCTAAATAAATTTGAGCCTTAGTACTTATATTGGTTAGTGTGGGCGTGGCTAATGGCATGTTATACTATTGGGCTAATTAATAAATCAATCATATTTTTTACATATAAATTTACGCCTTCTGTAATATTTATATTAATTGCTTCTTGCAAAGGATCTTTATTCCCTGATTTTTTACCTTTCAAAAATTGATACTGTCCATAAAAGTTTTCAGAAACTGTAAGTACATTAAATGGCTTTGTTCTAAAGTTTTGTGAATCCCTTAAATCTCCAGTCCTTACCCTTGAAAAATTAGAAGCGTCTTTTGATATTAAAGAACCTAATTCATCTAGACTAGTTCTAGTCAGCTGTTCCACTTCCTTTTGTTGTAACGTCTTTTTTGCCGCCATTTGTTATTTTTAAAGATGATATTAATTGCTTAATCTTGTCAGTGCCTAAATTAGTGCTTGTAATTGCTGACCTTCTTATGTTTCTTCCAGATCTTGTCTTTCCTTTTACGGTAGTTTCCCGACCTTCCTCATCTGTAAAAATTACAGACCAGTCTATTTCTTTTGGCATTATGCGCTCAGCGTTTGCAATTAATTGCGAGTTACCGTTATATGCGCCGTAAAATATTTGTCTAAAAGTCGCTTTTTTATTAAACCAATTACCTCTAATTGACCTTTTTAAAAATCCTGTTTCAACTTTTGCCGTTCTTTTGCTTTCGTCTACAACCTTTTTTATAAAATCTCTTACTTGGCTATCCTTGTATTCCATTAGATACTATTTTGATGCATCATAAATGTTGCTGAAAACTTAACGCCGTCGAGAGCATTTCGCTCGTCTTTTCTTACCGGCTCAAATGTTGAGATGCTACCGTCAACAATTTGTATATCTAAATCATTGTGATCTTTTAAAACTTCCATTAAAAAATTGTTTGCGATGCTATCGGTAATACCGATATTATCAATGTAGTTTGTGTCAGCCAACAACTTTGATCCTGTTGAGGTTTTTGTATCGTCTCGTTGATTTAGCACTTCAAAAGCAATTATGTACTGCCTATTGTACCAATCTGGTGCTGGGCCAGATAGCAATTGAATAGAAACAAGCGGGTAAACATTCTCTTTTTCTACGTCAACTACGTCGTCATCTTTAAAACAGATAGTATTAACGAGCGGTATCGCATCGTAAATCTCAATAATAAATGTTAATAATTTTGATAATTGATTTGCCATTACTCTATATCTTTATCTTCGCATAAAACAATGTAAGCATATTCCAAAGAGAACTGTCCTGTCACAATTCCATCTTCATCTAAAAATGTAAATCCAAATCTCTCGTGAACTAGTATATTATCAAAATTTAACTTACAAACTTCTTCTCCTTTATAAAAAATTATTGCTTTTTTCATATTGTTTTATTTTACCCCTTCAATTATTCTTTGACCTGTTAAATAGTTTGCCCAAAAAAAGAACTCACTTACTTTCCAATGTTCCACTGCCTTGTACTTTGTCATATCTCCTTTACAGATAACATCCATCAATATGACATAGTTTCCAAACCTTTCCACAAATTCCCTTTTTAATTCTGACCCCGTCGTCTCTTTTGCATCTTCACCGTAACTCGGGGGGTCAAAAATATAATCATATAACTCATAATGCATTCTTTGCTGACAAAGAAACTCCATAATTATAAATGACATGTTGTGAATGTAAATAGTTTGCCACCATTTTTGCATTACAAATATAGAACAAAATTTACTATAATCTTCGTCTTGAAGGTACATTTCTGCATTAACCAATTGATCTAATGTAAGATCTTGTATCTCCTTGCATTTAAATTTCTTTTTAGGTTTTTTTTCAAGGAGTATCTTAGTCAAAAAATTACACCTTACATTCTCGCCTTGATATCTTATCTTTGCAAATCGATTTAATTTTATGCCTAGAATCATTTGTTAGTATCTTTAAATTAATTTAACCTTTCATATACTTTTTATACTTTTCACCAAACATAGAAATCAATATGTACCTCAACGTATCGCAGGCGTGCCCAAACTCCTGATAGCTTTGGCCAGTAAGTTTGTCCTTAATTACTTTCTTATTTACCTTACCTTCTTCATTCTCCGTACAATATTGATAATCATTAATTGAATTGCGACATTTAGAATCAAACGCAATTGTAAGTCCATTAACCTCTCCAGCTAATAATTCATTCGTAAAGTTTCGGGACATAATGACAGATGGATTAGCGCGCGGTATTCTAAAATCAGGCCGCATTGATTTTAAATATCCTTTAATCAACAAGTAAAAGTTCTGTCCCTTTTGAATCTTAGTGTCTTGTTTACGGCTGGTCGCATCTCCATAAATAAAAAGCCCTTGCCTATTTGATCCGTATCTTTTTATAAATTCTTCGCACGTGTCTTTTAAGGTGTTTAAAGGGTCTTTTAACATTATCTCGTCTATCTGTCTTAAAACATTATTTGATAGCTGGAACACGTTGCAAGTTAAGTAAGGTAGTACATTCTCGTCAAAAGATATGTGAATTGATAGTGTTGAATCATAAGGATATATTCCTACGTGCTTATCGCTTTTAAATTGTTTTAAGAACTCGCCACCGGTTCGGAGTTTACCCCAGTTACCTAATGCGTAAATGTTATAATAGTTTATATCGTTAATTTTATCGCGCTCAAAATCTGCTATAACATGCACGTCAATAAACCCCCCACCTTTACCGTTACCAACAATCCAAATATTGTCAAGATAACAAGTCCGCAGAACTAAAGTATCTCCTGATTGGTTGAATTGCTTAGATTGTATTTTGCTTTCAATATCTGTAAAAATTTCATTGTCAAATATTTGAGTTTTTATAAATGACAGTTCAGAAACTGGATTAAAAATTCCAATAATCTGCTGCCCAACTAAGCCTCTTAAACGTTTCTTGACCTGTTTAAAGTCTATCATGTCAAACTGCGAAAGCTCTTCTAGGCATATCTTTTTTATGCCAGACAATCCTTTAATCTTCTCGCTGTCATCTAGTCCCTTAAATCTAACGTACGATCCTGTTAATAAACATTCAATGTAATGCTTTTGTATTTTAAAGTATTCGTTTAGCCCCCAATCGTTAATTATTGTTTTGAAGTCTTGAAATACTGATTGTTCAATGTCAACTGAGAATTTTCTAAATATTAGACTATTATTTTCGACGCCTTCCATCATGTAAACAATTGATTTCTGTACGTAAGAAAATGTTTTTGAAGAGGATGAACCACCATAAATAAATATGAAGCGTATCTTTTCATCAGAAAACGCCCCATCTATTTCGTGATATAATTCATTAAATATCCCGTCTTCAAATTCTATACTTTCGATTCCAGTCATTTGCTAAATTTACGTAAAATTCTTTGATTTGTTTCATTGTAAAGGCTTCAAAGTCAAAATTTAATACATCAAATTTAAAAGCATTCCAACTAATTAAAAAAATAAACAAACACTTACAACAATCTTCTTCCGGATTAATTCTAATAAGTAAGATCGATTTTTTAAGGATTAGTATTTTCATCTCTTTTAATTTTTACAATTATTTTTTTAGGTGCTACAGGTGTAACGTCTTCAATTTTCTCAACTAGACTATTTAATCGCTGTGTGATGCTTGTATTAAAAACTCCGGTCATTCCTCCAGTAATTTGATTTGATCTGATTTCTTTTTTTATCTGCGAACAGATAGGGGAGAAGTCGGTGTAATAACCATCTTTGTTTTTGAAATAATCCTCAACTGTTCCATAATTTTTATAACAAAATACTTCAAAACCATCCATGGTGTAAGGTAGTTTTAAATCATCGCTCATTCGTTGCCCTTCTTTACCTACGTACTGTACTTTTTGCCAACTACCTGCTTGCACTAATAAATCTTCTTTATACAATTCAAAAGCTCTTTCTAATTCGTCTGGTGTTCTAAATACCCTAGTTGGGTGTATGTTTCCGTTTTTTGCCATTACAATAAATTTTTATTAACTATTTCTGCCCATTCGCCGTCTTGAAAAATACAATCATCTCCAATAACTAATGCGTTACTAACACATTTGCTCATTCTAAAACCATCTTCATCAATAGCTCTAATATGCTCTACTTCTCCAAAAATACAATACAAACCTTTCTTATATCCCATTTTAATCGCTGCTCTCTTTAATGCTTCAAACACTTCTTCTTGAGTTGCTGGTACCCAACCCTTATACAAACCAAAATCCAAAATACCTTCAAAAGAACCATCATTCCACACGCAATATCCAGTAAAAGAAGTTCCTTCGTCTAATAATTTTTCGCAAAAAGCAATAATTCCATGATCAGTTTTATACCATTTTCCAACTTCTAAAACATTCTTAAAAGCATCTGGAAACATTTCCTTAACTTTAGGATCTGTCAAACTTCTTAATTGCTCTTTTGTAATTGTGAAATCACTCATCGTTTTATATTTAATGTTAAATTAATTTCGTCATTTTCAAAGCCTTTTGCTTTCAAATATAATGCTTTTGTCGTCACCGTCATGTATTGCCATCCTTTAATTCTTTCAATTTCATTAATTAAAGACGAAACTGGCATGTTTAAATCAATCGAAAGACTTTTGACGTCATAAGTATCAAAGCATAAAAGAAAGTGCCTTAAAGCTTCTATTTTGCATTTATGCTTTGTTGGTGTGATTCCGTGTTGTGCTATATTTTTCATTTTGTAAAGATATTAATAAATATAGTTTATGTTTATTTTTTTAACGCTTTATTAACATTTGCTTTTGACAGTGTTCACGATGTTCAAGGCTTGTTCGAGGATTAAGTCAATGATATCAGGCTTTCGCAACGTTTTTCATGTTCATGAACAAAAAGCAATCTACAATTTAGTATTCTCTCACGCATAGAAGTATTATATATTATATTAACAATATTATTCTTACATATATAATATATCTATATGTAAGAATTTGTAAGAATTTATAAGTTTAAAATTATATATTCAAAGTTGTTCATGAACATTAAAAACGTTGTTAGCCCTTGGTATGATTGACGAAACACGCGAACAAGCATTGAACACCGCGAACACTATTTTTGCAAAATTGTAAGTTAAGTATTATATTAATGTTAAATTTAACAAAACTTTTGTAGGAAAGTATATGAACAAAAAAACCGCTTTTTAGGGCGGTTTATTACTAACTATTTAAAATTTTATTAATACTTCCTAAGCTAATTGAAAAATGTTTAGCCAATGCCCTCTGGCTCATATTAGGGTCCTTTGTATGCAATAGTTTTACTTTTTCGTTAATAGTCATGCCCTTTGTATCAAATAGGATATTCTTGGCCTCCTTTTCGCTTGACACCTCTTTGCTTACTAATTCATATTGAAACATAAAATATTTAACAAGTCTTATTGCTTTTTCAACAGATCCCACATTTATTTGCGCATCTCTTAATTTCTGAAACGGATATACATAAACGCTGTCGAGAATATGCATAAGCAAAATAAAACGACCAAAGTATGTAGCCATCTTGCTGTATGCACTTTTTGTTCCGTTAGACAGTTCCGACCCGTCCGATATCATATCTTCAATTTTTCCGTTATAGTCAAACCAAAGATTCATGGCCTCATTATCCATGTGATAATAATCTACATTAAGATCGCCGTTCTCTTTTGTAAATTCTGTTTCCTTTATTAGTTCAAACATCCCACGTACATAGCTATCATAATTGTTTGAAACATTGCCAGCTACATCTTCTTTAGTCATCTTGCCTGTTTGAAAATTACCGCTTACAAATAAAAATCTATCCCAAAAACCATTGTCTTTCAATTGTTCCGTCATTAGGCTAGTTAAAATCTTTGGCTGTATTCCTCCAAAAATCGGCAAATACGGATCGTAAAGTATGGAGGACATGCCTACTCCTTTTCTGGCTGCTGAAATATCGGAGTATGAAAAAGCAGAAAGATACTTTTCAATATCAGATCCTTTGTTGTACTTTCCAGAATTGGCTACAAGTCCGCTAATTTCATCCAGAACAATTGCTACCCCTCTCAAGTTCTGACTGTGTATTTGTATGTATGCTTCAATTGTTGCGTCTCCAACATACAAACGTGGTTGTAATGGTTTATCGTCGCTTACGTCGTCGCTATGAGCTTTGCACTTAGCTAGGTAATCTTTATACATTTCTGACTCAATAGAGCGTATAGGCTTCATAAAAGGCGCAGTCGATGGAGTCTTTTTGCTTCCGGCTTCTCCAATTATAATATTCCAAAATACCGCCCACTCCCTCCAGGTGTCACGTATCTGTATTGCTTTGCTGCGCCCTATGCAAATGCTGCACGCTGTGATAAATGCTCCAGCCATATAATTGGGATTACAACCTAACTTATCTCTAAGTTCCTGCATGTACTCGGTGACTTGTGGTGGGAATACGTCTATAGGGAAATTTTTGTAATCTTCTTTTTTTTCTAGTAATTGATCAAAGTCTTTCATAATTAAAACATTGTTAGTTGTGATTGATGGGTATGCAATCTTTTTAAACTTGCGTCATAATAATCTTTGTCTAATTCGCAAGCGGTTAAATCAAATTTTAAATTGTGGCATGCTATTGCAATACTTCCAGAGCCTAAATGCGTGTCTAGTATTTTGTCGCCTTCTTTTGCGTTATTTTTAAGAAGCCATTCATATAATTGTACAGGTTTTTGCGTTGGGTGTATTTTGTTTTTTTCTTTTTGAACACTTAAACTCCACATTTTAGCAGGCTTTTGAATACTACTCCAAGCATATTCTACCATTGCTAAACTAAAATCGTGAGGTTGTTTTTTGTCCCAAATAAAAAAACCTTGTGTTTGCGGTAAATCAAAATAATTACCGCCCCAAATTATTTGATTTTTAGAAACCCTAAATAGTTCATTGAAATATTCTTTCATTGGGATTTCATTATCCCAATCTTTTTTTTTATGTTTTTGCCTTACCGGGTTGCTACTTATTCCAATCCCATAAGGCGGGTCAACTATTGCCAAATCAAAATAATTGTCAGGATACCTTGCCATTAAAACCATATTATCCTCGTTTGTTATTGTTATCATAAATATAAATCTGCTAAGTCATCACCATTAGACAACGTTAAATTATTTTCAATTAAATCACTCACCTCAATGTTAAACCCCTGCTCGTTTAATTTAGCCGCGGTTTCTGACCATATATTAAAACATCCTTTGTCAGGGAAGCCAAATATTTTTCGAAGCCTTAGAGGGGCTAAATATTCTACTTTAAAACCGTTAAGAGATCCGCAAGCCATCCATATTAATCGAGGTTCTTTTATTGACATTATTACTGCTGTCTTTTCGCTTTCCACAATTGCAATATCCTTTGTTCGGTCATCGTTTAATAAATGCAAACCGAATAAGCACTGTTTCAAATTGTACGGCTTTTTATGCACCCAACTTATGTGAGCCTTTCCGTTAGCATCTTTCAACCTCTTGCCTGTTTCTGGATTGTATTCCATAATTTTTCCAGATCTTATTCTTTCTAACTGATCAATTTGCCAAAAAATTACGCTCTTATTACTCCCGGTTAAAAAGTACATTTGCTCAGACGCAAACACTTCTTTAAAGTCAAATTTACTTTGCATAAACTTACTAAATGAATTGTAAGAGCCTTGACAATATAAATCTTGCATCTGTTGCAAAGAAATGTAATCTGTTTTTATTTCTATCGCTTGAAACTTTAAAGCTGTAATAGCTTCGTTGTCCTCTGGCTTTTTAAAATAACCGCAGTTGCTTTCGCGATCACAACGTCCGGTTGTCGCCACTTCGTTTCCTGTTTCCGTTTCAATGTACGGAACAAATGTCTTTTTGTTGCAAGATGGGCAAATGTCTTTTTTGCTTCCAGGCCTAAGACTATACTTATATGTCATCATAATGATTTTATTAAAACGATTTCACTTTTTTTCCAGTCGTTACATTGCAATCTCTTGTACAATGTGGTTCTGCTTATGCCTATTTCTTTAGCAACTTCTTCAAATGTAAAAGTTTGAAGGCGTCTTTTGATTTTTTGTGTTGTGTCCATTTCTATACATTTTAATTGTGAAAAAAGCCGCTACTCATGTAACGGCTATGCAAATATATCTAATACCCTTCAAATAATTTTATTTTTTCTGTTAAAGTTTTCAATCTTTGTGGATTTTCTTGTGATAGTAACAGATCATTGCGTTGTTTTTTTAATACATCCATAGGTATCGCTTTATATTTATTGCAATTGTTATATCCGTTCTTTGATTTTTTGCTGCATACTTTTCCATTAAGGTGCAGACAATCGTTACATTCTACTTTCATAATTTATTTTTGAGTGGTAAATTTTATAATCTGGTTTATTATAATATATTAAACCAGTAAAGTATTTATCAATAACATTCATAACCGGCACGGTTGAAAAATTAACTACTTTACCTATACTTTTAAGCCTATTGTCGTCACTATTTAAAAACAAATCTAATATTTGTTTTTGTGTATTTTTATCTATCGATCTTGTCATAATTTTAATTTTTGTGCAATATATGGATTCGAACCATTTTATCCCGATTAAATTTATAAATAAATCTCACTAAATCATAAATTTTAAAATGAATTATTGCTTAATCCAGCCTACCACGAAATAAGGCGGTTTAATTACTTCATAAATATTTCTGTATTTGATTGTTAAAATCTTCTAAGCTACGAACTAATATATAATTACTATTGATAGCTATCATTTTATTCTGTATTTTTATTTGTTCTTTTGACTGTTTGCCTTTTTCATTTTTAACTTCAACCATTACGCATAAACCATTTGTAAGATGAATAATAAAATCAGCTATTCCAGCAACTAGACCAGTTCTTTTTAGCTCAATAGCCTCTATCTTGTTTCTAGTCCCACCATTAGGAACCGAATGAATAATTAAATTAGGATGCTTGTTATGAAAGTCAATAAATATTTCTTGCTGAATTTTAGATTCTTGCTTCATGCAAATGGTACAATTTAATTATTAATTCACTAATAGGATTCTTTTTATAACTTCCGATCAATTCTGAATTTTGAATAAAAAATAATTCTTTATTAATTATTTTAGTCATAGTCTTAAAAAAATTACCGTTTTTTATTGTTGCCGCTATTTGTTCCAAAGGTATTTCGGTGTAAATAAATAAATCAACACATTGGACCAGCATTAATTCAACGGCAAAAGTTTTGTCCTTTTCGTAAAGTTCGCAGTACTTAACTATCTTTTCCCCGCTAGGGTAAATTAACTCAGCTACATGAACATTTTCTTTTGATTTTTCAATTTCTCTTTTCTGCTTTTCATTTCCGCAAAACGGGCATATAATAATTGTAGCCGGAATAATCATGTCACATTCTACGCAAAAAGTAATATTCTCCAAAGCTTCTTTTTTCGGTAGACATGCACTTTCATAATAAAAATGTTCGGCCCAGTCAACTGGATCACTCCACTTTCCAAAAGTATCGACATTGCCGCCAAGATCAACAAGCAAAAATTTGTCTTTAAATATCTTTTTTGTTGCTCGACCACCTCGCCCAACCATCTGATGGAACTTAGACAAAGACGCTGTTGACATTGACAATAAGACCGCTTCAATTGTAGGCTCATCAAAACCAGTTGTGAACACACCTGTGTTAATTAATATAGCGTCATGAGTTTCTTTATACCATTTCAAACATTCCGTTCGGCTACCACTCTCCTCTTTGTTTACGCTGTCAAATATGCGTGCATTCTCGTAACCCTTCTCTTTAAAATCTTGCAACAAAGATAGGTTATCTTTTGTAGATGCTGTAAAGATAATCGTTTTTTTACCCTTAGCAAATTTTTCGTAATTTGTAACAGCGCACATTTTTTTTGCGTGATTGTTCGCCCCTTTAAAATCATTTGTCTTATTATCAATTGACAAACTAGAGCGATCAATTTGTGTATCTCTAAAAATTAACTCTGGAACCAAATTACCGTCTTCAATTAAATTTTGAATTGCATACCCTTGAATAAAATTCTTGTATATTTTATGCAATCCAAATTTTTGAGTATATTCCATTTCTTTGCCTTTGCCAATATTTCTAATTGTTTTTTCGGTTATTATTGTAGCTGGGGTTGCTGTGACCCCTAGAATTTTAACGTGAGGAAAATGTACAAAAATCTTTTCAAAAAATAGCAAATGACACTCGTCAACTATTATAAGATCAATTTTAGGCAAAAAGTAAGGATTCTTTTTTAATCGATTAGCAATAGTTTCGACCATGGCTACATAAACCTGTGAAGAATGACAAAGATACTTTTTACTAGCTACGACAGCTTCGGACTTTACGCCAATTTGATAGAGTGTGTTTACAGTCTGCTGAATAAGTTCGGTTCTGTGAGCCATAATTAAAATGCGCTTGTTGCCGCTACCTATAAACTGTTTTGCAAGAAAAGAAAACAAAGCAGTTTTCCCCCCGCCAGTTGCGAGGGAGTAACATATTCTTTCAACTGTCTCAAACTTATCTAAAATTTCATTTACTGCTTTTTGTTGGTATGGTCTTGGCTTCATTTTTCTAAAGATATCAATTTCTTTAAATAATTTGCTTTATCCAAGCACTCTTCGTACGCGTGTTGCAGCCAATCTTTACGGCTTAAATCTTCTCTATCAAGCGTTGTTTTATATTTTTCTAATCCTAATATACTTCTACTATTTAAGTCCTCCATAACAGATAAAACAATTGTGTCCGTTGTTGTTACTTTCCATTTTTGCTCTTCAATAACTTCTTCTTTATGCCAATATAGCCAGTACTTTAGACCCTCTTTTGTTCCTAGCCATTCAAAAGCCTTATTCAAAAAATCTGTTTTTTTATCCCAAACAAGTTTTCCTTTGCTCTCTTTCTGATACTCCAACGCCTTAATTCTTACGTCCTTTGGTAATTGTGAAATTTTCATAGTTTTTTATTTAATTTGAGCAACAAAGATAACATAACAGAAAATATATATTTGTTAATAAAATGTTAAAAGTTTTATTTATCCAATCTACCTATATATCTTTGCTCAAAACAAATCACACATGGAAAATACAATTGAGTACCTGCTTTTAAGAATCGCAGCTTTAGAAAAAGAAAATGAATTACTACAATTAGAGTTGCATAGAGCAGCTATGCAGATTTTAGTAAAAGATCCAATTTTTGAACAACCAATAAAAAAATAATAGTATGAAAGCAATTTTAAAATCAATCGAGCTACAAGACTTTAAAGGAATTGAGCACAAAAAATTAAAGCTAGACCCAATTACAAATATGATTGAGTTGCCGAACGGATCTGGGAAGACAACTATCTACGATGCTTATTGCTGGGTAGTATTTAGCAAAAATAGCACACAATCTTCCAGATTTCAAATTGAGCCTTATAATAAAGAAAACCCAAAGACAAAAGTTACTTTAATTTTAGATGTAGACGGCTCAGAGGTTGTCTTAGCAAAAGAAATAGGTAAATGCTACTATAATGGTTTAGAAGTAAAAAAGAACGTTTACGAGGATCTTTTATCTAATATCTACAATGTAGAGACGTTGGAATTTTTATCTAATCCTTTGGCGTTCATGTCGCTTAATTGGGAAGTTAGAAGAAATTATCTTACTGGATTATTTTGCGAAAAAGTTTCAGAAGACAGCGAATTTGCCTGGCTTATGAAATCAATGTCAATTTCTGATATTAGGAAGTCAAAAACTAAGCAGAAAAAGGAAGCGATGGACGCGCTCAAAAAGTCTGGAATTATTATTGAAACGCATCTTAAAAGCATTAGCGAAGTCGTAGCGGTTGATTATTTTGATTTAAAATTACAACTAGAACAAAAGTCTAAAGATCTGGAAAAAGCTAGCAATTATGACTGGTCCACCTACTATGATGTTGACACTAAGTTTAAGACAGCGACAAGGCTTTATGCTGGATTAGTTGCGCAATACAAAGAAGCAGAATTAAAACTAAAAGTTGAGACTGATTCTAAGCTAGAAGATAGTACCGGTTGTAGTTTATGCGGAACAAAAATTACTAAAGAATTGTTTGATGAATTTAAAGCAAGTAAGCAAAATAAGTTTATTACGGCTATCTTTGACTTAAAAGTTCAGATCATTGCAAAAAGAGATTCAAATAATGTTTTAAAAGATCAGTTACAAGCATTGGAATTAAGTAAGCCAAATGAAACGACTAATTTAATTATTGCTGAATTAAAAAAAGGTATAGATTTTTTAAAAATACAAATAAGCAAAGAGAATGATGTCTCATTGCTTAAAGAAAAGATAGCTAAGGAACAGAAAGACTTGGACGCGCAAACAGCCTTAGTTATGTCAATTGAGGGATTGATGGATCGTTTTAACACTTTTCTTACTAATAACTATTTTAAGTCAATTAATGAAAATTTTGAAGGATTGTTTTTTGATGTTGAAAATGAATGTAAATTGACAAACGCATCCGGAACCGAATTTAAAGATTTTTCTTTGTCAGAAAAAATTAACACAGGGGTTCAAATTGTTTCTGTTTTAAGTAAAAAGATAGGGTTGCAGTTTCCACTATGGGTTGACAATCGAGAAAGTGTAAGCGAGTTATTTAATATTGAAACGCAAGTAATTAATCTAAAAGTAAAATAAAATGATAAGAGATTTTTGGAATACAAATTTAAATCCCGTGACGATGCAGCCACGGGAAACTATGCCGCGATCTACAGACTTTGAAGGCCCGCAAAATGAATTAAGACACACAATTAGAGATCTTAATGTTGACGAGAAATACATTAGTCAATCATTGGCAATGGATATTTTAAATTTAGGTGCTAAAAAAATTAAGTCTTCAATTGAAGATTTAGGCATTGAAATTGAAATAAGTGTTTTTAATAAAAAAAGATTTTATAAAAGATGCGATATACAAGCTATACAAGCTGCACAGTCTGTTAAAAAACAAGATACGTCTCTTTGGATTAGTAGCAAAGATTTAAGGCAAGAATTAGGACTAAACACCATGCAATTATGGACCTTAGCGGTCAAAAATAAATGGAAAAAGAAAAAGTTGAACGGTAATGTAAATCACTTTTTAAGAAGCGAAGCGTTAACGTAATGTTAAAAAAATAGTATTATTTGTAGGTAATAGTTACCTTAGCAGTTCACAATTCAATAAATAAATTATGGAAGATTTAAAACAAAGATTTTTAGAAAAAGTTCAAAATTACGGTTGCAAAAACGATAGTTTAGCAGTCAATTATTTTACAAGATTAAATGCAGAATTGCCAAAATCTTTTCCGGTAAAAACGTGGCAAAATATAAATTTTGATGACTTTTTATCGAAGTCAATTGCATATGCAAATATAGGTATAGACCCTTTGGCTCCAAAAACATTATCTTTTACTTTGTTTGCAAATAAATTTAGCGGAAAAACAGACGTAGTATTTATTCAAGATGTAAAATGCATGGAAATTATAGCGAGAAGATATGGCGTCAATTGTCCTGTTAATATTACTGTTGAATTAATTTATTCAACGGATAAATTTGCGCTGATAAAAAAGGATCTTAGCAACCCTTTAGACGGTTATGCTCTATCGGTTACCAATGCTTTTGAACGTGGCGATATTATTGGCGGTGTTTCATTGTCCGAGTATGATAATCCAATTTACAACAAGGTTCGATTAATGTCATTAAAAGAAATTGAAAAGCGTGTGCGTACAACTGACAGTAAAGGCGCAGCAACTTCTTTTTGGAGAGATTTTAAACCAGAAATGTGTGAAAAGACAATCGGAAAAAATGCTTGGTCTAAAGTGGCACTTGACACAACGGATTTAGCTGAATTTTATTCTGCAACAATTCAAGAAAACATTCCTGAAGAGTACATTCCAGAGTCAACTGAGGATCTACCTTTTGATCCAGATAATGAA